TAATAGAAAAATGTTTTTGCTGTTCTTTGCGCAGATCCACCCGGACGGAATCTGAACCCACGTTGCGGATCCGGTTGATTGAATGGCCTTCACTGTCACTCTGGTGCCTCTCCGCAGCACTGAACTACCACTCGGAGAAATGAAAGCGTGTTTCTGTCCATCTGCTGTGAGTTGACTAAATGGCACTGTATCGCCGTTCGGCTCTGTCCTGATGTTCAAGTCTTGCTGTGTGGTATAGGTCTTGCCGACTTGCCACATGGTAGGCATAAATCCGTGATCGTAAGCATTCAGACCGAATCGCTCCACTGTCGAGCATAGTGTGTTGACATAGGTTGAGGATGTTGCATACCCGTCAGCCTTGAGCATTTCCGCATACATTCTGTATGTTGTGGCGGTTTTAAGGTTCGCATATCTTTTGGTGGAGATAAAATCGTAATATCCTGCCACTCCTGCCGCCATATCGGGATAAGCTCTGAACTTGTCCTTGATTGTGGTCAGCACACCAACCTTGTACTCTTCCTTTGTGTTGAATGTGGCATATGCACCCTTCCAACCGCTACCGCATTTCAAACCGAAATAGTTATGATATTTCTCCGACAACTGCGACTTTCCAAAATTGCTCTCGATAACAGCTTGAGCTATTACTGTCGAGAATATCTTATATCCCCGTTTCTGCCCTTCTGCCACTATCAATGGTGCTATTGTGTTGATAAATTCAGCCTGCGTCATTGTTTCTGTCCTTATTGTACTGATATGTGCTTATCCCTAACAGTGCCCCCAAGAAGGCATCAATCGCCGTAATTGTTCCAACTATCTGTTCCCCGTAAGGCAATCCCCATATCTGCGCTATTGCGAAGTACAGTGTTGCCACTGCCGGAAGAAGTATCTGCGCTACCCATTTCAGTACATCGTACATCTTGTCTGTCATCTTCATTTGCACCCCTTTCTATGACCTCTGCGTCATCATATCCTGTTATATCTCCGTATCTAATCATGTGCTCTCCTAATTAGATATTCGTTAAGCATTGTACGTGTTTCCGTGACTTTGCCATTACATCCTAACTGATGAAGTCCATCAAGCGTAGCGTACATACATTCAGTGAGCATTTCTAACTCTGCCCGTACTTCTTGTATCTTCGCTTCGGTGTCCGTGTGATTATCGTCTATCTCTGCCCGAATATCCGCTAATTGCTTATCATAGTTAGCGTATATCTTGTCACGCTCGTCTTGAATATTCTTAATCAGTGTCGGCTCTAATTCTTCTTGCTTTTTCACTTTGACGTATTTTGCTCCTATTGTTTTGATAATCTCCATTAAGATTTTATAGCCGCCCCAAATAGTAGCGATAATTCCACCAAGTTGAAAAAGCAAGTTAATCGTTATCGGTTCTGTCATTTTCGTTCCTCTTAATAATGTCTAAAGCAATCTCAATCCCCATAATCACGAATCTGTTGTTTTCCTTGATACATGAAGCATGGTACTTCTCTTTTTCCCGAATTTCGTCTATTGCGGATTGTTTTGGTTATTACAAATTTGCGATTGCGGTCTTAAATGCCGCAAAATCAACCGCACTTGAAGCAATGGTTTTTAATTCGGATATACTCAATTTTTCTTCCGTCAACTCCCTATTAGTCATAGCATAGGGTGTGTAGGTATCGTCGGGATCGGAAGCAAGACGGAGCATGGGGTAGAATACAACGTTAGATAATACCACACCATTTTTAACGTAAATACCAGCCCATACATAATCTGGATAACTTGATGGAACAGTAAATCGTCTACCATTTCCGTAGTCATATCCGGCATATCTTACCATTACACTATAAGTTGTAGAACCACCACCACTAGGACAACCACTAATGATATAATCTTTTCCACTAACAAGAATATTACGAATATCGTGAGCATATTCATAATAAGTATCTGCCGTAGCCGTACCATTAACTGTAACACTACCATCCTCATTAACAGTAAATGTTACTCCGTTAATAGTCTGGCTTGTAGCCTTGTTTGGCAATAAATTCTTCGCCCCTAACACTCCGTTATCTGCGTAGATTTGTTCTACTACTTCTGCAAGGTTAGATGTTTTATTCAAATCTGTAATAGATGCTGTTAGTCCTTTAAGAGTAATCGCTTCGTCTACAACCCCAGCTTCTCCATTGGTCGCATACTCAGCTTTTGTCATGTCTCCGATTCCGGACCCATCCGCCCCCTTCGGAATGCCAAAATTAAAAACAGCAGCTCCTGACGTTCCAGAATTAACTACTGTTGCCTGCGATCCTGCCGGCAATGTTGTCACTGTACCCACCGTGATTGTTGCTGCATCACCTTTTGAGCCTTTGCAGTCTACTACTGTTTTTCCATTAACAGCGTCATTTGTGACTTCCGCACTGACAAACTGAAGCGTGTTCTGATATGGCATGTCAATACCATATTCATCTTGAATAGTGTGTCCTGACGATGCAGGATCTTCCCAATCAGCATCTCCATCAGCAGATGATTGCTTTGTAAGCACCTGTCCAACTGTTCCGCCATCAGGGAGAGCAACTATATCAACATTGCCCTGTGCATCGGGCATAGTATTATTAACTGACTGCACAGAAGAAGCAGCCTTTGCAGCCACCGCATCAGAAATTAAATGATCTTCCCAAAATTGAGCATCTCCGACATTTGCCGGAGTGGTTGTTGTCCAAGTTTTTCCTCTTAAATTTGGCATGATTAACGCTCCTTTAACTATAAACCTTGGTATATAAAATTATGTTGTCCACCTACTAATTGAACATCAGTAACTATGTAGCTCCCAATAGTAGAGTTATACGTTCTGGTTACGTTATAAACTAACTGTCCGTACGCCGTGTGTGAGTTTTTCAAATTATCAGCATTTGTAGCGTTTGTCGCAGATTCTGCGTTGGTAGCATTAATAGCATTTGTTGCATTTGTTGCATTTGTTGCGTTAGTGGCATTTGTTGCATTTATCGCAGTTTCTGCTGTTCTTGCAATTCCACTTGAAGCAACATCATTAATGACCTTGCCGACAATAACATATGAACCGCCAACCTCTTCGATCAAAACCCGATCATTTGCTGTTGGAACATAACTAGCCATGTATGTGTATTTTTTAGTAGTGGGTAAATCTTCCCCGTCAACGATAAGTTGAAGCCCATTATCGGCATCTACCGCGCTTATTGTTCCAAGTATCATACAAAAGCCTTCCTCTCTAATTCATGCGACATCTTCCCACCAAAATCGATTGACCATCCCACCTCTCTAAATAGAGTGTTCGTGCCATTCTGCCCCAGACTAACATAACTACCATAAGGATGATTGCCGTCTGGCATAGTAGATATAGATGCCGTTTCCGTCGCCTGTGTCGATTCCAAAAACTTGTTATCAACCGCAATCTGAAGAGTATCGGCATCAGGACAATCGCTCAATTCAAATGCCTCGACTACGTTATAACCCCTTCTGACCGTAGAAATAACCGATTCAGGATTATCATTAACTCTTTTGTATTTCATAACTGTTGGAATATCGGGAGAAGATACAAATCCGATAACCACATTAGGCAATGAGTATATATCCGTGTCAGTCTTAATCGAGTCAATTATTGTCGAGTTATTATCGTTATACACATAATCTGCTATATGTTTTGTTATATACCTTGTGAGATATACATACCCACTCTGCCCGGCATATATTGGAGAATAACTGATCTCTCCTAAAAGCTCATTGACTATTTCCAGATAAGACTTTCCTATGGGATATTCATGGTCGATAGTTATCCGTGCATCTGTCGGATCCTCGATAACTTTCGATAGTCCGCAATCAGTCAAGAGACTTCCTATAATAGTCATATAAGATGTTCCTACCGGATAATACTTTCGTTCTGTAAGTGCTGCTTGCTTAAGTGTCATAGTCTCATCATAAGCTTCGATGTCATACAGATATTCTTTGCCATCATCTGTGAGCGGAGCGGCAATTACCATGTAATCACCGAAATTGTACTCCTCATTGTCAATAACCATGACCGGGCGCAGTCGGTCGGAAAACATATCAAAAATATTCTCGATTTCAATCCACTTGCCCGTGATGGAAGCAAAGCACCATGAACCATCAAACGCTCTGGAACCGTCAAAATAAATCTGCTCTTCATCTTGTTTGACACGAATTCCCTTTAGCTCAAAACCATTAACAGGAATTTGAGTTTTCATAGTCCGGGTAACTTCCGCATCTTCAACAAAATCAACCTTGCAAGATTTGACTTTTGCTTCCCCGATTTTAACGTGTTTCCTGATTATATCGATTCTCCACTTATATTGGGTATTCGATGGAATCATCATAATTTGTTACCTCTAATGTCAAAGCAACCTCATTGGCATACACTCCTTGACTATTCCGGACAAAGTTATCTGTCTTGTCATAAGCCGTAACCATACACCATCCGCCATTGCCAAAGTTATCCGCATAATAAACTAGCGTTCCAAGTATGCTTTCTGAAATGCCTTGCTCATCAAACATATTAATCGTGAATGACTTGAGCCTCATCTTGCTCGGATAATGTGTCGGAAAGTTATCACCAATAAAATTAGCCTTATTGATATCTGCTTGATTTGATGTCTGTATCTCATAGACATTGTTTACGCGCTTATTTATCGTGAACAATTGACCATTTTGGCCAATAAGTGTTGCATGAGGGTATAATGTCCGCACGCCTTGAGTCTGGATATCGGATTGATCTTCAGACGTTACCCCTACCACACTATAATTTGTCAGTCCATTGGCATAAACATCTGCATATGTGATTATTCCATCTGTCGGAGTACTTGCTTGCGCTATTAATTTATCATTGCGCAATATAAAATACTTAACAAACTCCGCATCTTCCGTAATGGTTATGGTTGCTCCGCCATTTTCTGATGCTTCAACGCTAAAAATTACATCGGTAACGAGCGGCTGTTGATATCCAGATGTTATCCAATCAGATACTTCGCCAAGCGCATTATATACTCTGACTCTTACCAGATAAGAACGTGTATCATCAAAGTATTGATTGACAAAATGGCTTGTTTCTGACGTATAAACCGCTCCGCTGTCATATACAACAGAATCCCCCAAAAGAAACTGTACTTGATAGGCGGTCTGCGATACTGAAGCCCAGGATACTGTCGGACGGCCTTTAGTAGTTATCTGGAGATTAGATGGTGGGTTAGCCGGAACTTGATTAACAAATGTTGCTTCTGCCCATTCTCCCCCAACATCATTGGAATTATATGTCCTTACTCTCCAAAGATATACTCCTGCATCAGTAAGTGTGGTTGTGGTAGTAGTCGAGGAAGTAACTACATGATTTGCAACTGTAGTCCATGAACTGCCATTGTTGTTGCTATACTGAAGATCATAGGCATACTGTGGAGTGCCATATTCTGTCGCGTGAGACCATACAAATGTTACTTCCCCCGATGTGAATGCTCCTGATGGTGCAATGCACGTTGCGATAGCTGTCGCATCCGTAGTAGTAAATTGTCCTACGGGTGTTTGCGCTGTTGTACCATCATCAGAAATTGCAACAATATAAATATCGTATGTGAATCCATCAGATAGCGAGATATCTGTATCTATGCGGACATCTGACCATGAACCCGATACTGTACCAATAACGGATTGATATGTTGAATCTGTGGACTTCTTATAATATACCGTTGCCGCTGTCCATTCGTATTGCTTATAGGTGTTTTTCTGAACTGTTGAGCATTTAAAAAAAGCGTTTCTATTTGCCGCAAAACCAACACTATTCCATTGAACCTCAAATGCAGCCTTAATTGAATAAATCGGTTGAACAAAACAATTCAATGATGTAAAAGCTACCGTGTCTCTATGTGGATTTCTGAAATATACTTTAGAATAGAGGCCTGTCGCTGATATTTCTGCGCTATAAAACGGTTGAGTTGAGTGTTTATTATACGCTGACGTGCCATGAGCATCATATAAACGCCATCTATATTGAATATCCTCTTCTTGATTATCGTCAAAACTTACAAATGCAGCATAAAGCTCAACTGAATAAGAATAATCTCCAGTGTATTCAAGATGGCCAACATAAGTATCGTAATTAAAATATGGTACAGCAATTCGATAAGTCGGAATGTAATGCCTGTGCGCATCATCATAAGTAAGATTCAATTCAACATCATAATTCGTACTACTCATCTTGCCCCCATCCTTGACATTTGTTGTGCCTGATTCTGAATCCTTATCAAATCACTCAATTCACTTATATGGTCAACATACACATTCATAGTAGAGTCACCAAACGGAATCGACATACTTCCGTCTGCGCTTGCCATTGCCATGTTCATTGTTGCATTGCTTGATAGCGGAATGGCCATTTCTTTAGCGACACTATTCACAGCACTTTTAACAATCCCCATGTTGCCTCGGATGCCTTTAGCTAATCCTTGCATAAAATGCGGCATCCACTGTTCATACTCATGCAACGGTCCCTTATCTGGACGTGTGAATCCTAGAAAATCCTTAACAGAATTTGCAACTTTCTTTACAGCATCAACTACTTTTTGAACTCTCTGCTTAATACCATCAACAAATCCCTCTATCATATGCCGCCCGCTCTGTTTTGCGTTCTCAATCATTTCATTAAATGCTTTTTTCACACCTTCTGCTGCTTCACGAATCGCCTGCACTACTTTTGCCGGGAGCGCCTTGAACTCGCTAACAAGTTTATCAAGTGAAACACTGCCTAATCTTGCAAGTGTATCGTAAAACGTATTGATGTTATTAACGGCATTTGATATCTTGTTTCCAAAATTCCTAGCTGCTTCTGCTATGGAATCCCAATTTGCTGCCAAACCTACACCGATAGCCGCACCGACTGCAATAGCCGCCGCCAATGCACCCAAAAATGCCAAAAGAGGTAACCCCGCAATTTCCGTAGCTACAAGTGCCGATGCAATACTTCCTAAAGCCGCAACTACAACGGGAGCTTGCGTTATTATACCTCCGAGCGCTGTCATAAGTGTTCCGATAATCAAAATGAGTGGACCAATAGCCGCCACGATTAGTGCCACAATCGCAATTATTCGCTGGATTGGAGCCGGAAGTTTTGCCAATGTCTGAATAACCCTAGTTATAGCCTGAATAACAGGAGTAATCATCGGGAGTAATGATTCGCCAAATGCCGCGCCCAATTCTTTTAAGGACTCCTGAAAAACTCTTATCGAGTTAGCTGTGCCATTTGATGTTCTCGCAAAATCGCCCTGTGCATCTTTTGTTGCATCCATAACATAGGCATATCGCGTCATTACTTTTTCGGTTTCGGACATTTTGCTATAGACCTTGCCTTGTTGCGCGGCAAAATCTTCAAGATTGGTTTGTGTCATAACGATTCCAAACTTCTTTAATGCCTCGGTTTCTCCGGTAAACACGCCCTGAAGAGATGTCTGCGCCACTTCTGTCGATACATTATAAAAAGATGCCATATCTGCTGCCAGGCCTGTTAATGCTATGGACATAGATGCGGCTACCTGTTGCGACAACCCCATTGAAGTAGCCATAGACCCAAAAGTACTTGCCATTTGCAAAGCAGATCCTTCTGCCAGACCGTATGAATTAAGAGCATCGCTTGCAAACTGTTTAACGCTATTGGACATATTCCCGAACACAACGTCTGTTTTATTGGATGATTCTTCTAAATCACTTGCAAGCTTAATAGCTGCCGATCCCGCTGCTACAATAGGAAGAGTAATTGCCGCTGTCATTTTCGTTCCCGCACTCTGCAATTGACTCCCTATATTCTGTATTTTTGTGCCAAAATCAGCGAACTTCGTTGATAAATCAGAAAAATTTCCCGCGTTTCCAAGCTGACTCAGCTCCTGCTCCATCATATTAAGTGATGCTGTGGTGGAATCAACGGCTCGCTGCCATGCAAGTGTGGCAGAAGCATTTTCGCCATATTTTGCCGTACTCTGTTCGAGCATAGTATTCATAACGCTTAATTTATCGCGCATTAATCCTATACTCTGTTCCAGATATTGAGCTTGTGCCTTATTTTTTGTCATCTGCGATGTGTTTTTCGTCCATGTCGATGACGTTTTTTCCATCGCTGAATCAAGTGTCTTGGTCTGCTGAATTATCTGCTGGATTTGGGACCTGTATTCTTTTTCGCCTTCTATGCCGATTTTTGGTCCGATTTGAACTGCCATTGTTGCCCTCTACATTTCAAAAAGAATTGTTTCCATTGAGAACTTTTTCTTGTTGCGCATATTACCAGAATAAATCTGCATACACGCTAACATATCCATCATTTCCCCTGTGGTTGTAGCAAGAATCTCTGCTTTGCTCATGCCGAGTTTTCGACCGTAAAATAAATACCACGAAAGATTTAGTTTGATTTTATCTCCCGCTCTTATTCGTTTTTTTTACCTTTAGGTTCTACTGCTTCAACTGTGGGGATATCATCATCCGCAAACTGTTTCATGGCTTCGTTGAATAATTCCATAAACTCGTCCATATCCAGATTAAGAAACCACTCCACGGGAATTGGATCCGGCTTATAGCCATCCTCTACGAATACAAGTGATTTTTCATACCACTTGTTTAGAATTGCAAGAAATTGAGCGCCACCCTCAAGAGTAGCGCCCATGTTCTTATCATTAAATATTTCACCCAAGCGTTCGACTCTTCCGCCCGGTGCTATCTTTGCCAAATCAGATACAGCACCAACCGTACGCTTAAATCCTATCTTTCTTCCCTTATACTCCATGCCTTCCCTTCCTTTCTGTTATGCTGCAAAGTATGCATTTATAACCGCTACAGCGTCAGCTTCCGTATCCTGATCTTCAGCAATAACTTTCCATGAGTGATTAGCATCATCTGCCCTCATGATGGTAGCTTCAAGCTCTGTTGTCTGGAATTCAACCTCTTCTCCCTGTGTAGCCGCTTCAAGTCCTTCGGGAGAGAACTGCGCCTTCGGGAATATAACAGGAGCATATGTTGTTACACCATTCTCCATGTAACGAACAACAAATCCGATGCCAACATAAGGTATTACCTGAAGGTCATCATATACTGTAGTATTTACAGTATCGCTACCAACTGTTATCGTTCCGGTTGTTACGAGTCCCGCAATGAGTGTTCTTGCAGCCGTTTTCAAACCATCAACAGTAAGTGTTGCTGTTGCACCGTTGAACTGTCCTGCTACTGATTCTGCAATAGTATTATCAGCATAAAAGTTAGTAGGATCTCCGGTGTCTATCTCAATAGATACTTCCACACCTCTAGCAAGCGGCATCTTGTCACTATATGAAATAGCCCCACCGCTATATGTATACTTTGCAACTATAGGATTTGAATATCCTGTTATAACTTTTCCGTTTGCCATCTCTTTCTCCTTATTATTTAACTATCTTCTGAATTTCTTTATCTACTGTTTCCGCCATTACTTGTTCACAAGGGCCTTTAGCAGATGTCTCTGCTCTGCGCATAAATGGTTGTTTCTGCATCCAAGATGTTCCTGATTCAATTGCGCGTGCAACCATCAGATTGGGCTGACCAGAAGGCCACGCTTTTGTTTTGACACGGTTATACCCATCAAAACCAATCTTTACATTCCGAAAGCCGTTATCATTGCGCATTTTGGATATTCCAAGCGAATATATCAGGCCTAACTTTTGGATGGAAGATGGCCCAACTGTTGGTCTTTCGGGTGTTCCGTAACGATCATCTGTAGTAATTTCATTGACCGCAACTTCAACTTTTCTCATGACTACCCCAGCGCCGTTGTAAATTGCTTTACCGATCACCTCTTCGGTACTGGCTTCAAGTTTTTGATACTGCTCGATTAGTTTATCAACTCCCTCAAAATGAAACTTTGCCATCAGATCACCTCGCAAAGCCATTCGTAATGCATAAGATTAGTTTCCGTTTCATATTGAAAAGAGTTTAAGTTCCATGCGATTCTTGCATCATTAAAAGCATCTTGGATATTGTCAATCATTGGATCAAACTCTATCGAAGTGAAATAGTCTACCGAAACTGTTAATACCTGCTCTAATTTTCGATCATTTGCGTGAAAACTCTGGCCTTCAGAATCTTCCTGCCATACCGCATACGGAGCCTTGATCGTTGCGGGCTTAAAAAGATGGTAAAAATTTAATCCCTCTATCGAGCCAAGTATTTGAAGCATTTTTTCTGATTTATTCACTAATGACATCGTAATAATCCTCAACCTTGACAAGAGTTAGGTCTATCGCGTCTTTACCAATGATTCTCTGACAGATATCAATACGATACTGTTCGTTAAAAATAACAACATACAACCCTTCTTGTGGAATTTCCGTGTTAAAACACCGCACAAGCAAATCAAATCTACGGTCAGCTCCCAATGCTTGATATATCCGAGTAACACCTGCTTGCCGCATTTCATAATAGGCTGTTCCAACAACTACAAGCTTTTCTGTTGGCATTCTTCCCGAAACGGCTATGTTTTGGAGCGAGCAAATTGTTAAAATACCCTGTTCATCCATTCAGATTACTCCCACTCTGTATACCCGGTTGCCATTGATAATTGCGCTTTCTGCTCATCATAGGCTTTTTTTAGACGATCATAGTTATCCGGATTGCCAAAATTCACCTTACAATAGGTGATGATGGCTGTATTACATATTTCATCCAATTCAGCCGGAAGAATCACTCCTGCTATTCCAAGGTCCAACTTGGCGGATTCAATAAGTCCTTTTAACTCATCATCAAATGTTTCCGATTTGATTCTTAACGCAATCTTAACTCTCTCAAGCATTGTCTTTTTTCCTAACCGTTCTCTTTGTAGGTTTCTTTGTTGCAGTTTTTGCCGTTGCTTTCGGCTCTTTAACCGCTGTCTCCACCTTTTTTACCTCTGCCGATTCCGCAAGCCCTCTGTCAATAACAGAAAATGCACGCTCATCGGGAAGATCAACTATCTCCCCGACTGCGTACATCTTATAGGTGCATTTATCAGCAAAGGTTTTAACTACCTTTACCCTCATAAGCTATCCTCAACCCTGTGCAGGCTTTGTGATAAGTGTGAATGCCTTATCTGCTACCGGAGCGGTTGCAACATAAACCTTACCAAGAACCTCAACAAGATCCTCTTTCTTTCTGGTCAGCTCATCGAATGTGTACTCGATTGACTCGCCGTTAGGGAAGTTTGCGATTGCACCTTCACCGAAGTCACCAACGATAGCATATACATCATCCTCGGAAGCGTCTGCATATGCAGGAAGGCTATTGTTGAAATGAACTGCGAATCCCTCAAAAGGATCCACATTGAATCCGTTTGCATACTGCGCTGCCTTAAATGCTGCCCATGTAGCTTTATTCATTACAACAACCGGATTTGTTGCTTCGTCTGAAAGCTGGCCGAGCGCCTGTGCAACTGTTCCAACAGCCGGAGCTGCCTTAACAATGTTAGCAGATACAGATGTTGCGGTTGCTGTCTGGGGAAGTGCTGCGATAAGTCCGATAAGAGTATCAGCAAGCTTCTTCATAATTCTGTAAGCAATCTCGTCATAGATGTAACGAACAAATGCTTCACCTCTCATGCTCATAACCTCATCAGAGAAGCTCTTCCACTTCTTGATGTATGCAGGAACAAGAGTGATGATACCTTCGTTAAGCTCTTCCTCTGAAACTGCTCCGGATCCTTCTGTATGAACAACAGCATCCGAACCGCTGATTTCAAAGTTAACCTTGAGATTGCCTGCAAGATTTACCTTGTTAACAAGGCTCATGATCTCGTTGCGATCCCAAGCTGTCTTGATGATGTCATAAACAAAATCGGGAACTGCGATCTCGCCGCCTGATACGTTTGTGGTAAGAAGTGCGGTTGCGCTTCTCATTTCCTCAACGTTGCCTGTCTTAAGGTATTCTGCGTATGCGTCAATGTACTCTTTCGAGTTTCTAACTTCTGCTATGTCTTTCATTGTCTCTCTCTCCTCTACCGGGGCAGACTCAACAACCTTTCCGGCCCCGTCTGCGATTGCCTGTCTTACTTCAACTTTCTTTGCTTCAACAGCTCTGCGCTCTTCAAGCTCTGCGTTAATGCTCTTAACTTCTGCATCAAGTGCATCAAGATCAGCTCCATCCATTTCAACCTCGGAACTGATAGCAACTTTTCTTTCTTCAAGCTGCTCAATGGTCATTTCTTTGATTTCCATGTTTTTCTCTCCTCAAATTTGTGATAGTATCTTGATACGTTTCTTTTTATCCTCAATAGCTCGTTTTTCGGCTCTTACACTCTCCAGTGATGCCCTTGCACTATCCAGTGCTTCGGACAAGCCTCTTGCGCTAATTGATGTCTGCTCATATGCCGGGAAGGTAACGGCTGACACTTCAAACACCTTCTCGATATCCGTAATTGTGCGCTTGGGATGTTCTGAATCTTCCTCTTCCCAAAGCTCGCCATCCACAACAAACATGAATGACATTCCGTCTATATCGCCACGTTCAACAGCTGAATACAAACTCCGTGCATCGGCATTGTTCTCGGTGTCAAGGTTTACTCTGATATTCATTCCACCTTCATCAACCGTCATCTGCATTGTGCTGTTTTCGTTATTATTCCGGCTCCGCGCAAGTGGTATCATGTCGGTGTTGTGGTTAATTAAGAACCTTACATCCGTTAAGTCGGTGTTATCTAATGCTCCACGCTGGATCTGTTCGTCATACCACCCTAAATCGGTCCATGAATCATAAACTATCGGTGTTCCCTCAAGAAAAGTTCCATGTGTTTCGTCACGTTTTGCCCTGACTTCAAAATCAAACTTTCGAATTTCCTTCATCGTTGTTCTCCTCACTCACTTTCTCATCCGCGTTCCAATACTCGCCCCGGATGATTCTCACATCTCCGCCCTCAACAGGTGGAAGATTCCATATTTCACGGATATCATTAATGCTCATAACGCCTCTATCAAGTAATTGGCTTGAAACATTGAGCTTGTCTTTGTTTGTCATGTATTGCAAGCGGTTAGCCGTAAGCATCACAAGGTTGCCTTGCGATTGTTCCCGGAGTGTAAACAACATTTTTGTCATTACTTCTGAAAACTGAACCGCAAACGGCTCTATTGCTCCCTCATAGAATGCCGACCACGCATCGCCAAACGCTTTGTTTTGAAGAATATCCTCATTTACCATGTAATACTGGTAAACATTCTTCTCGATAAGCTTCATCTCTTCCGTATCTATTACAAACGGTGCGCTCTTTACTTGATTGATATTTGTATATGTATTCGGGAATAAAAGAAGTCCGCCGCCCTCGGAATCCCTTGCAAAATTTTCCTCACTAAAGCGTTTACGTTCCTTTGCAAGATCCTCTGCTTTTGTAAAATTGTTTACTGTCGCATAAAATCTATAAGTGGCTGCGCTCTTAACACCCTCTTTAATCGCCTGGTCCTGCATATGGATGAGATCCATTGTCGGGATGAGTGAGCTGTTGTTCTCTCCAAAGAAGTCTGACCGATACTGAAACTTCGTCATAATTCCGCAGTATTCCAATTCAATAGCCGCCTTCTGCCCATAATGGAACTCATAACGCAAATAAGGCACATCGCCATACTGAACTATCTCGCATTTTGACGGAAGCGGACAAACCACTCCACTCGGCTCGCCGTATTTGTTATATACAGGACAGATAAAAGCCGTATTATGAATATCTAGCAAAGTAGACAACCTATAAAGGAACTGCGACCACGTTTGAAACTGATTTGGAGCTTTTGCAAGTTTGCTTTGCAATGCAGGACGCGCCGAGCCTTGCGTTTCAAACTTCAATTTGCTGATATGAGTAGCTCTGGCATTGATCGCGGATCTAACAAGTTCTGATTCGTAGATATTGCCACCCCAAGATGAAAAATGCGGCTCATAGCCGCTTAACATTTCAAACTTGCCCTCATATTTGCCTTGTGTTTTTGGTCTGTTCTTAAAGAAAATATCAAATAAACCCATGTTATTCGTTCCTTAATCGGTCTCCTAACTCGCCGTACCATTTCTGCCGGACGCAAAACGCATCCGCAAGTGCTGCCACTCCATCTATGTGGTCACTCGGATTAAGCTTGATAAGTTTTCCTCTGCCACGCTCCGCGTTCATCTTGATTGCGGAATTGAACAAATGAACCTTTAACAAGTCATTGTCTCCGATATGTACCTTTTTATCCTTAAATAGCCCTTCCATTTCCTGAAGGACACCCCAAAGATTATCTCCCTGAAACACATCATCCGTCTGGAAGCCGTATTGTTTTAAGTCTTGTATCAAATACTGTGCGGAATATCTGTCATATCCGACCTGAAGCGGCAATATTTCGTAATCTTCCACCAACATGGTCAGCCATTTGAAGCAATCGTGATAATCAACAAAATTATCCCCAGATTCCTCAAGCAGTCCGCGTTGGATGTATATGTTATAAGGCAGGCCATCTCTGGTTGTTGCTTCGTCTATCTTCTCTGACGGAAGCCAAAACTTTGAAAACACATACAGCTCGCCGTTTTTCTCGATAACCACGCAAGCACTTGTTAAGTCTGTGGTCTGAGACAAGTCGATGCCTGCCACGCAATAACTTCCCCGGAAGTCATCAAGGTTTATCGGATCGCCATACATGGACTCGATAACGTTTGAAGGAAGCCATGCAAGGGAACTGTTTTGTTTTAGATTGCAATATTTACAAATAAACTCACTCTTTTTTGACAGTGAGCCTTCTGCAATGGCAATCTCCTCAAGCATGAAATCCACGCTGACCGAGACACCAAGATTCGGATTGCTTTTCCGTAATTCGTTGATATCATTCCATTTGTCGATATCATCTATGACATACAAAAACGGCAACAGCTTTCGCTCTTTGCTATCCCCTAGCAGAAACCTTGTTGACCGCTTAAATATCTCATCGTATATTGAATCGTTAATATATCCGGCTGTTGTGCAAGATAACAAGATACCTTCTTCTCTTGCTCCCATGCCAGACTTCATAACCTCATACTGTTTTAAGCCCTGATCGCCTTCCCAAGCTGCAATCTCATCACAAACGCACAAACTCGGATTAAAGCCATCTGACTTTTTCGCACTAAATGCTATCTTCTTGACCGTTGAATTTGTCGCAGTAATGTATAAGTCAGACATCCTGTGCTTCGGAAGCACTGAATCATCCTTGACCTTTTTGTTATGCATATCCTTTTCGGATAGCTCTTCCTTCAGCGCTTGATACTCCGGATCCAGAAGAGTCATCTGCCATATGTTGTTATAGATGATATCTGCCTGATCGAGCTTCGGCGCGATGTTGTATATCTTCGCACCAAAACCACCATCTATCCACCAGACATACTTTGCGATAGCAGCTGCAAGTAATGACTTACCATTCTTCCGGGCAACTATCAGAACCGCCTCGCGGAACTGTCTTTTCCCGTCCGCATCAACCACACCGAACAAGGCGGCAACAAACGCTTTCTCCCACAACTCCAGCTTGAGCGGATTCGGTGCAAGTTTGCCCTCGGTATGGAATGCGTGTTCCTCTATCCACTCAATAGCAGCGTTTGCTTTCTTCTGGTTATAAAAAAAGGACTTCTCTTCGAGCCCTCTTATCAGATAATCAAGAATAAGCTCTATATATCGGCCGACCGAGATCGAACCGTCTTTAACTTTTTGATAATAGGCATAAATCCAATTATCATCCTTTTTCTTCCCCATAATCTTCCCATTTGTGCATTATCTCTCGCGAAATTCGAGAAATTAG